GCCGTCAGTTTTCCCGTCCACTGGCGTCGGCGTCGAAGTCAAACTCGTATTCGGTTTCAGCTCGCCCGTTACCGTCCTCGCCTCCGGAGTATTCGGCTGCGGGGGCTCCACCGGGGACGGTGCCATGTGTGTATCGCTCATTTGCTTCCCTCATTGCTAGGATAAATTCGTCGGGGCAGAACCTCATCACGTCATTGAGCAGGCCAATACCCAAATTCCTCTCTCCCTCCAAGAACGCCATACGCAGTGCGTTATCAGCGAAACTTGACTGGAAAATGTGGGCTCCTTCCAGCTTGGCCCAGATCCATTCTCGTCCATAGGTAGTTCCCATGATTTGCCGGATGACTCCGGCGCGCTGTTGCTCGATCCTCTTCGCTTGCTTCTCAGCTTCTCTGATTTTCTTCCGATCCGCTGCATTATCCACCGCCGCCACCCTGCATCATTGCTTCCAGCGCGTTCGTCGCGCCTCCGCCTCCGCCTCCGCCTCTCACTGGCGTTTCGGAGAGCGTCTTGGCACCGGCACTGAGTTTCTGCGCCGTGTCGGCCTGTTGCGCCATTGCCGCAGCCTGTTCTTGCTGCTCCCGCTTCTGCCTGATCGCCGCCAGCTCTTCGGGCGATCGGATCATCTTCGGATCGTTGTTCAACAGCGCCGAATACTTGTCAACTGTATAGTCGATATCCAGGTTGTCCATGACCTCAGGCTTAACACCGACGAGGCCGCCCACAAGCTGGAGGACCCTCTCAATCCCACCAGCCTGTGATGCGTCCTGGGCCTGGGTCAACATCGAGACGAACTCGATATTCATCCCCTGCCCTTGAACTTCCTTTGGAGCCTTCGGCAATATCCCGGCCCTCAACATAATCCCAAAGGTCCGTGAAATGATTGGCTGCAGAACTTCGTAGTCGATCCGCTCAAGAACAGGTCCCAGCATAATCATTGCTTCGGAGCGGCGAGCGTCGATTTCTGCAGCCGTCACGTTTGAGCGGGTCTGGTATTGCGTAATGGTCTGAAATAGATCGTTGAAGAATACCTTGCGAATCCGGTCCTTGACCATCTCTATGTCAGCGGTGATATCGTTCACCGGGAACTTCGTTTCATAGATCGAGGCCATCCCGGTCTTACTCTGCTGCATCATCCCCGCGATGTAGTTGATCGCGCCGGGGAGCAGCGAGGCGGGCTGGTTCTTCATCTGGATATCCGCGATTAGTGGCGGATTAACCATCTTGTCTATGGCCTGTGCTTTGCGTCTGGTCTCAAGTTGGAGTTGCTTCTGGTCTCCAAGTCCGTCCATAGCAGGGGAGCGCCCGTAAGCGTCGTTACTGACGAGATCCCAGCGTCCGGTGATATTAGGCTGTTCGTAATATCCCCTTTTCCTGAGAAAACTCTGAGAGAACGAACCACCGCCCTGTGGTGATGCAGAGCCACCCCATACCCAATAGCACTCCCTAAACTTAAACCGCTTAGGAACACCAAAATCTCTATCATCATTGTTCGGCTCTATCGCATGAGCGACTATGAACTCTCGAGTGAGGTTCGCGCCAGTGAAGGGCTGGTCATAGAGGTCGCGGACAGGCTTCGGACAGTTCTCGTATCCAAACTCATCGACAATCGCGGAGACCGTCATTGTGAACTCTCGGTACAGGATCGTCGGTCTGTACTTGCCGTCGATATCAACGTAGTACTCTCCGAAACATGGGGTCGCGCAGTTTATAACATCGTCGAAGTCCTCATAGATAACGATGGAGGCGGTCCCAAAGATAACCAGGTCATACATGAACGTGGCGATACTCGGATAGAAGTTGGACTCCGCAAAGACTAGTCTAGTGATTCGTTCGCACTCTGCGAGCCACAAAGAAACTGGGCTGGTAGTGGTAGAGTCAAGTCTACCAATTCGCAGCTTGAACCATTGACGAGTAGGGTTGCACTTCCCTGTGAGCATACCCGCTGCCAGATTTCTCGCAGCAAAGGTTCCGGTATTGTCGATAATGTGCTGGTTAATAGGTGATCCGCGAGACTGTTGATTAGGTGTGACGATCCACTTATATCGGCGTGGCAGGAAATAATCAGCGAGTTCTCGCGCATGGGTCCACCACGAGTATCGGTTAATCCGCAGGCCAATCAGTCGCCCCTCAACAAAGCGCCGATAGCGAAGGTCCTGATCAGAGGGATCATCAATCGGCAGNGTCTTGGATAGAACAGGCGCGTTCATATTCCTCGCTCACGGGAGAGTGATCTTATTCTTGACTGCTCGAAGTGAGTATCCTCCTCGGCTCCACTCTTATACCTTTGCTCATTCGTCAGTTTATTGACGTATCCCGCCCAGCGGTTACTGTACTGCATACCAACTGGTTGATCCCCATACAGCTGCCGATCCCGCTCCTTCATCCAGTTATCAAACTCTTTTTGAGTTTGCTGTTTGGTCATCTCGACCCACTTTTCCTCATCAGTTTGACGATCTGCAAAACCCCGCTGCTGTGCCGTTGGGGTGGTCGAGAACATTTGCTCTCTAGTCGCACTGAATCCGCCCTGCGGAATGATCCCCTCTCGTTGCATCTCGCCAGCAGCCATCTGAACAAACTTCGGATCGACAGTCGGCTCCGGGACTTTCGAGACTGGTATTCGTTCATCTTCAGGGATAACGATCATGCGCCTAACAGTGTCTTTTGTCCGCCGATAGCGTCGGCACCGGGCAAGCCAGCCTGTGCAGCCCCGCCCAAGAACGATGGCGAGCCCTGCATTCCAGTCTTTTGTGGTTTCTCAGTGGTTGGTGCCGCAGCAGGTGCCACTGGAGGTGGCGCGGCTGGAACAGGTGGCGGGGACGGAGAGCTACCCTTCATCGCCAGCGCGCCGACACCAGCGGCTGCGGCACCAAGTATCATCGGGAGGAGGAATGCTGGAGCAGCCATTTAAGCCACCATCTGTTCGTTATCGAAGGGATCATATTCGTGCTCGTACTCGTTCTCTTTCCGCATGTTAGGGCCTTGACCCCCAGCGTTTATGTTTGAATGGAGAGGATATGCAAAAGTCAAGGCGAGCGCGTCTGCACGGTCAGGCGATTCGACGCCACGCTTCTGCATATCCTCCTTACTCTCGAGTTGTATCTCGCCGCGCAGGTTGTAAATAAACTTCGGCGCGAGAAGCTGGTCCCTCAAATTAGTGTCGTTGGGGAGTGATCCAGTTTTGAGCCAGGCACGAAGGGCTCCCCACATAGCGGCGCGCTTGTTGGCGTAACGCTCGCCAGTGTTCCCTGTAGGACCGCCTCCCACGTCGTCTTTGCCACCGAACTGTACATCAAAGCAAAAGAGCTGCATATTCCGTAAGTTGTCAACGACACCGCCACCCACTCCGCCACCATCAATGAATAGGCCGTCGCCATTGTACTGGGAATTGGCCTGAGCGACCCTTGTAGCCAGCTCGACCGTGTTAAGGCCTCGGTAAGATTCGAGGGGAATTGTAGCACCGTCCCTTCCTTTTCGGAAGAAGATAACTGATTCATTGGACCCATACCTTGCTACGTCCACACCGATCGCCAGCGGATCAAGGGTATGTCTCTGTGCTGGTTCACGGCGCATAGCGTCATCAACGTCTTGCACAGAGATGAATTGCTGTTCGCCAGACCTTGGGAATATCCCGCGCACTCGAACGCGGACAAAATCGGAGTCCTCGCCGTAGTCGTCGATCCAGCGCTGAAACTCTCCTTTGTCAGTAAATGACACGCTCCGCGAATCTACACGTCTGCCAACCCAGCGATCCGCGAAGCGGCCACCCTGGAAACATTCTCGGAACCTGCCCGTAGGAAGGTTAGGATTACCGAAAACGCACCAGAGCCGCTGTGTGTCTTTGTCAGTCATACAACCGTCGGCAGCTTCCCAGATTCCATCCACAATGGCAGACGCTTCATCGAAGATCATGAAGAGGCGCTTGCCTTCGTTGTGGAGGCCCTGGAATGCCACCACGTTATGCTCTGACCACGGGACCATATCCACTCGCCAAGTCCGCTCGTGATCAGGGTCCTTCGAGGTCAGGGTAGTCGCGCCGAGGTTGAAGAAGTCCTTGGCGCAGAACAGGCCGAACCACTTTCCTAGCTCGGCCCAGGTCTTGGTCTTAAGTTGCGTCTCAGTGTTCGCCGTGACGACGCCCTTCGTGTCTGGAAAGGTGGACATTGCCCAGAGGATGACCCAAGAGACAAGGGCCGACTTGCCCACACCGTTTCCAGAAACAGTGGCGAGACGGACCGCCTCTTCAGGGGTAAGCAGACCCTTACCGAGATCGGTGAGGAAATCCTTCTGCCACTGCTCCGGTTCCCGCCCTGTGAGGAGACCTTTCCCCCAAGGGAAAGCGAAAAGAACGAACCCGAGAGGATCGTTCCTGAACAATGACAGTTCCTTTAGGAGATCGCGAGGGTCATCCATCGCCGTCCCCTCGCTCAGCACCCGACTCCGACTCCGACCT